GTGCTGTATTAACTTAGACATAGTTCCGTTTGATGGAGATGATTTTCATGAGGCTTTGCGGCTTGGCGAAGAAGCACTTGTCGCAGACTTGTCTGCTCCCAAGCAAGAGCAGGGTGAGCCTGTTGGCGAATGTATTGTTAAAGGCGTTATTCGTTGGAATAAGTCATATCCCGAAGTTGGCACAAAGCTCTACACCACACCACAACCAAAGCAAGAGCAGGGTGAGCCAAAGCAAGAAGAATATCTAAGCAAAGCCTACCGCTTGGCTAACGAATTGCGTTGTCATCTTGCTATTGCGCCAGCACCACAACAACGCACATGGGAGAGACCGTGGGTCTCGCTGACGGATGATGAGCAAACTAAATTGTTTACCGATTGGGACGAAGACAAAGGTTGGGGGCCGTTTATTGAAGCCGTAGAAGCCAAACTCAAGGAGAAGAACACATGAGTACACATGGTGATGGAGGTAAGGGCAGTGCAAGACGTAATGAAAATGCACAAGCCATTCTTAACAATTGGGATTTGATTTTTGGTAAGAAGCCTGCTACAATAGAGCCACAACAAACAGAGGAAGAACATGGCGTTCGTGAAGACACACCAACCATGCCCGAGCTGCGAAAGCAGTGACGGCTTATCAATTAACGAAGACGGAAGCACCTATTGCTTTGTCTGTAACACACACACTAAGGCTAACAAAATGATTGAGGCACCCATGCCATACACCCCGTTGAAAGAGATCAACCAAGAGGCTGTAAATGCCCTTCGTGCCACCTTTCATAGCTTGCCTACCCCTGCCATTGGTAGCAGACGCATTAGCAAAGCAACAGTGGAACGCTATGGGGTGGTGGCTGACACAACACACATCTTGTTTCCCTATTACAAGGAAGAGAAACTATTTGCTGCAAAGAAACGTACCATTGCAGGCAAAGACTTTCAAACTGTTGGTGAATGGAAAGGCACTGGCTTGTTTGGTCAGCAGCTGTTCACCAAGGGTGGTAAATATTTAACCATCGTTGAGGGTGAGTATGATGCATTGGCTGTCTATCAAATGCTTGGTAGCAAGTGGCCTGTTGTTTCCATTCGTAATGGTGCAGGTGGTGCAGCCAAGGATTGCAAAGAGCAATACGAGTGGCTCTCCTCCTTTGAGAACATCGTCATTTGTTTTGATGGTGATGATGCTGGACAGCAGGCAGCTAAGCAGGTTGCTTCTTTGTTTGCTGGCAAGGCCAAGACATTCAAGCCTGTCGAGGGATATAAGGATGGCTGTGACTTTCTGTTAGCAGGCAAGGAAAAAGAATTCATTGATCGTTGGTGGGCAGCTGAGCGTGTCATGCCTGATGGTATTGTCCCTGCCTCTACTCTGTGGGAGAGCGTGTCTAAGCCCTTGGATAAGGCAGAGGTGTCCTACCCCTACGATGGGCTGAACAAGCTGACGTATGGCATTCGTAAGGGTGAGCTAGTCACTGTCACAGCAGGCTCAGGCTTAGGCAAGAGTCAATTTTTACGTGAGGTGATATGGCACATCCTGAACAAGACACAAGACAACGTAGGCTTGATGTTCTTGGAAGAGAGTGTGCGTAAGACAGGCTTGTCATTGATGAGCCTTGCTGCTAATAAACCCCTGCATCTACCAGACTGTGATGCAACTGAACAGGAAAAACGTGATGCTTTTGACGCAACTCTTGGCAGTGATCGCCTTTATATGTTCGACCATTTTGGTAGTACAAACATTGAGAACATCATCAAACGTGTTGAGGAATTCTCAGTTGCATTTGGCTGTGGCTATGTATTTCTTGACCATGTATCCATTGTTGTGAGCAGTCAAGAGAATGGTGATGAACGTAAAGCATTGGACATGGTGATGACAGAGCTTCGTACATTGGTGCAGAAGACAGGCATCAGCCTCATCATTGTGTCCCACCTCAAGCGTCCTTCTGACAAGGGACACGAAGAGGGAGCAGCCACATCATTGGCTCAGCTTCGTGGCTCAGGCTCCATTGCTCAGCTGTCAGACATGGTGATTGGTTTGGAACGTAATGGTCAGGCAGAGGATGAGACAGAACGTAACACCACCAAGGTGAGGGTGTTGAAGAACCGCTTTAGCGGCATCACTGGGCCAGCATGTAAGTTGTTGTATAATAAATATACAGGAAGGATGACAGAACGTGACGAAGAAACCATTTAAGGAAGACACAACATGGCCCTTTCCTTCTAACTTGCCAGCTAAGACAATGCATGGGGTGGAGAGACAGGACAAACATGGAAACAAATATGTCAAGGTAACTACCAAGTTACTTGTACTTAGAAAGAAGAAGACATGATTGAACAACTCATTGTTGCTGCAACAGGTATTGGTTATGCCATCGTAGGTGTGTTACAATGGTATAAGGGAGAGGCTAGTAATGGAATGATCTGGTGTGGCTATGCCTTCGCACAGATTGGTTTGTTTCTTAACTTGAAAGTTTGATATGAAGATGAAAGATTTCCACACAGATGATTGGGGTGATGCCATTGACACCACAAACAACACACTTGGTAAGCTGTTGCGTGAACGTCTAGACTCTGGTATAATTCCTATTCGTTGTACCACTGACGAGCTACATAAGAAACAACCAGTAATGATTACCAGAAAGACAGAGATGAATAAAACAATTGATGAAACCCTTGAGCAACGTGGCAATAACTATGGCGACTATCGTGATGTAGCGTATGCTGCACAAGAGCTGAAGAAAACCCTGCGTTATTCAAAGAGCTGGCACAACATGGAACCATACATGCAAGAAAGCCTTGACATGATTTGTAACAAGATGGCACGTATTGTTAATGGCAATCCCTATTACGATGACAGCTGGCACGACATTGCAGGGTATGCTACACTTGTGGAGAAACAACTGGAGAAAAAGTGAAACTCTATCTAGACATTGAGACAACAACCAACCACAAAAAGATTTGGTGTTGTTTCACTTACGATGAAACCAATGGATATGTATGTCACACAAAGCCGGATACACTCACACCCTTAATCGCAAACTCAGAAACAGTGATCGCACACAACTTGATAGGCTTCGATGGGCCAGTTCTAAAGAGGTGTTGGGGAGTGACGATACCAGCGAAGAAAGCGAAAGATACCTTGATCTTGTCTCGTCTATACAATCCAAATTTAGACGGAGGCCACAGTCTGAAAGCATGGGGCGAAAGGATTGGAGAGAGCAAGATTGATTACGAACAACGATGGAAAGAGCTTGGCTTAGAAGGTAACTGCTATGACAACCCAGACCTTCCACTCATGTTTGAATATTGCAAACAAGACGTAGCTGTGTTGGTTAAGGCAGAGCAACTCATTGACAAGATGTTAGACGAAGCAAAGTTCTCTGACGAGTGTCGTAAGCTTGAGCATGACGTAGCCATCATCATTCAGAAGCAACATGAACATGGATTTAAACTTGACATTCAGAAAGCTCAGGGCTTACTGGCGACTCTATCTGGTAAGATGGTGGATATTGAAAACCAATTACAAACTATCTTCCCACCCATCATTGAGGAAATGAAGAAGCCTGCCTACTGGTTACTAGGTAGTTACCAAGCAGAGACAAAGACAGAGCTGAAGCAAGTGCTCAAGGATGCAGGTCTCAAGCCTTCTCTTGCTGATGAAGCTGTTGCTGGCCCTATGAAAACAAAGAGCATCCCCTTCAACCCCGGCTCTCGACAACAGATTGCTGAGAGGTTGCAGGGACTAGGTGTTAAGTTTTCAAAGACCACAGACAAAGGCTCTATCATTGTGGACGAGAAGGTGTTAGAGAAGATTGATCTTCCAGAAGCCAAGGCCTTGTTGGAATATCTGATGTTGCAGAAGCGTGTAGCTCAGGTGTCTAGCTGGCTTGAGGAAGTGAGAGAAGATGGTCGTGTGCATGGCAAGGTGATCACCAATGGTGCTGTCACTGGACGCATGACACACAGCTCTCCTAACATGGCTCAAGTTCCTAACAGTGGCAGTGTGTATGGCCCTGAGTGTCGTGAGCTTTGGACAGTGGACAAAGACAATGTGTTAGTTGGTGCTGATGCTAGTGGCCTTGAGCTGCGTATGCTGGCACATTACATGAAGGACAGTGCGTATGTTAAAACAGTGTGCGAAGGATCGTCTAAGGATGGCACGGATGTCCACACGATTAACCAAAAAGCAGCCTCGTTACAAACACGTGACCAAGCAAAGACATTCATCTATGCCTTCCTCTATGGGGCAGGGGCTGCGAAGATTGGCTCGATTGTCGGTGGTAGTGCTACGGCTGGACAGAAGCTCATCAATTCCTTTCTTGAAGGGACTCCCGCACTCAAGCGTTTACGTGATAAGGTATCCTTGGTCTCGTCCAAGGGCTATGTACCGGGCCTTGATGGTAGAAAGATTTGGGTACGTTCAGAACACGCAGCTCTTAACAGCTTGTTACAGGGCGCTGGCGCAATCGTAATGAAGAAAGCGTTAGTACTTCTTAGTAACCACCTACATAAGCATAAGATTCCTCATGGCTTCTGTGCTAACGTGCATGATGAATGGCAGATTGAAACAAAGAAACAGTATGCTGATGTTGTTGGCAAACTTGCTGTACAATCTATCGAAGAGGCAGGGGTAGAGCTAAAGCTTTTCTGTCCTGTTTCCGGCGAATATAACATCGGAGCTAATTGGAAGGAAACACATTGACATACGAAGAACAAATTGAAAAGCTTGCAAGGGAATGTGACACCTCTGTTCACTTGTTTGTTAAGGACAACCAACTTGTATTGGTGCATAGTCCTTTCGACACAGAGGAAGATGTGTTAAACATTCTTAATAGTGCTGCTGCTAACATGGTTATGCGTGGAGCACTTGACAAGGCTAGTGGAAATACGTTACAATAGAAGCTTAGCTTGATCCGACACCTCTACGTCTTTTCGTGGAGAAGGCCCTCGGTAATACCGGCACTAACTGCGTAGCAGGCGGTGTGGTAAGGGCGGCAGTGTCCCTGTAATATGGTAAGCAGGAACTTAACTAAACAAAGGAAAACAAATGACACAAGTAAAACTGGTTGGCAAACTCTTCTGGGCTAAGCACATGGACACCCCTAACACAGAGTTCAACCCTGCTGAGACTCGTAACGAAATCTGTATCGGTGGTCTGTCAGACACACTGGCTGCACGTTTGAAGGACGAGCTTAATGTGAAGGTGAAAGAGAAAGCTGATGACAAGTATGGTCGTGGTAAATACATCATCATCAAGACTAAGTATGTCATCAAGGCAGTGGATGAGAATGGTAAAGAGGTGGCTCCTGCTGACATTGGCAATGGCACTGTTGCTGAGCTGAGCATTAGCAGCTACTCACACAAGATGACAGCAATGCATGGCAATGCCCCTTCGTTGATGCATAGTGATAAGTATCCAGCCATCAAGATTAAGGAGCTTGTAGCCCCTCCTGTGGCCTCTGAGGTGGCAGAAGAAGACGAAGTGGTCTTGTAATGATTGGCCTTGTAGACGGAGACATGATGTGCTATCGCATCGCCTTTGCCTGCAAGGATGAGACAGAGAAGGTGGCTATCAAAACGATGGCTACCTTCTTGGAAGAAGTCTTAATGACACAGCTAGACCTTAACGAATGGGAAGTGTTCCTAACAGGGAAGACAAACTTTCGATTTGATGTAGCTGTGACTGCTCCTTACAAGGGTAATAGGAAAGATGTTGAGAAACCACCTCACCTAGAAATCTTACGTAACTATCTAGTAACCGCATGGGCTGCTACTATCAGTGAAGGTGAAGAGGCTGATGACCTCATTGCTATTCGTGCAACAACCCTCGGTGATGACAGCATCATCATCTCTTTAGATAAAGACTTTGATCAGGTGCAAGGATGGCATTACAATTTTGTGAAACAGAAAAAGTATTATGTATCCGCAGAGGAAGGACAGCGTTTCTTCTACAAGCAAATGTTGATGGGCGACAAGGCAGACAACATTGTGGGTATCAAGGGAGTGGGGCCTGTAAAGGCAGACAAGATGCTTGCAAAAGCTACAACAGAAAACGAGCTGTATGCTATTTGCTTGGAGGCTCTGGGCGCAGAACGAACACTTGAGAATGGACAACTACTATGGCTACGAAGAACACCAAACCAGATGTGGCAACCTCCTTCTACCTAGCAGGGTGTAAGTGGACTGTCTGTTTTAATAAGGACATTACAGAGATGGGGACATGCAACCCATTGACGTATGAAATTATTATCAAGGACAACATGACACCTCAAGCAGCAGAAGCAACCTTCTTTCATGAGTTGGTACACGCAATAAAATTTACAATGGGAGAAACCAATCACGATGAACGAGAAGTCGAAGCCTTCGGAAACCTCCTCCATCAAACGTTTGTACAACTGTGGAGAGTGGACACCAGCAAGGTTTAGAAGCTTTGTTGTCTCTGCTCTACGTACAGCAACACGTAGGTGGCCCCCTAAATACAAAGCCTTGAAGGAAGCGTATGTTGGTAGACGTACCAATAAGAAAACAAATAAGCTGGCTATGCACTACAAGTGTGCATGTTGCAAGAAAGAGTTTGTAGCAGCTGATGTACAGGTAGACCACATCCTTCCTGTTGTTAACACAAAGACAGGCTTTACAACGTGGGAAGAATATATTAACAACATGTTCTGTGAGAAAGAAAACTTACAGGTGTTGTGTAAGCCATGTCATTCAATCAAGACACAAGAAGAGAAAGACGAAAGGAAAGAATATGGGAAGACCAAAGGGCAGCAAGAACCAAGAGCAGCCAGAAAGCGTACAGCTAGAGCCAAGTGAAGGCTATACCCTCTACCTCGTTAACTACTGGGTTCCATTCCCATCTAGTGAGTATGGTGGGATGCAAGCAGTGGTAGCTAAGGATGATGAGGAATGTTACAAGCTCATTGTTGAAGCTGATGTTTGGGAGTTTGACCGCCAGAAGAATGCAGAAGAACTTATCAGAGCACGTGTTAAGAAAGCTTCTAGGTTCCAACTTGTTGGTGGCTACCTACCAGAAGTTGTCAGGAGTTTTATAACATGAACTTAGAATTGCTTAAAGAGAATGATGATGGCAGTGCTGACTATTCAATTAGTCTAACTAACGAAGAGAAAGAACAACTCATTCTCTTTGCTTTTATTGAGATGCTGAAGCGTGGAATTAAGGAAGGAAAACAATATGTCCCAAGTGAGTCTGGTGTGGGTGACACCACAAGCGGAGGAGCTAGTTGCTCGTATGGCCCGTGTGTCAAATCCGGCAAACCAGAACAACCCTGCATCTGCGCCGAAACTACTCAAGTACCTTATTGATAACAAGCATTGGTCTCCTTTTGAAATGGTAAACATGTGTGTTGAAATAACAACAACACGTGACATTGCTCGTCAAATCCTACGTCATCGTAGCTTCTCCTTCCAAGAGTTTAGTCAACGCTATGCTGTGGCTGAACACTTCACAATGAGTGAGGCACGTTTACAGGATGTGAAGAACAGGCAGAACAGCTTGGAGACAGAAGATCGTTACCTTGCCTACTGGTGGGAGGGAGCACAGAGGCGTGTATTGCAAGAGGCTCAGTTTATGTACGAGAGTGCATTGGCTAAAGGCATTGCTAAAGAGCAGGCACGTAAGCTTCTGCCAGAGGGGATGACAGAGAGCAAGATGTATATGAATGGAACTTTGCGTAGCTGGATGCACTATGTTGACATTCGTTGTGACAAAGCAACACAGAAGGAACATCGTGAAGTTGCAGAGCAGGTTCGTGGTATAATGATTGAACAGTTTCCATCACTGGTAACTAGCGAGTAACCTCCTGCCCTTAGCTCAACTGGATAGAGCAACAGCCTTCTAAGCTGTAGGTTAGTGGTTCGATTCCACTAGGGCAGACCAAACAAAGGAAAGAACATGGGAAAGAAAGTATTGACATTGCGTATGTCAGAGATGAGTGATGGTTTTAATCCAGTTCAAGATACAGAGGTGACAGTTCATCTGTCTGATGATGTATCATGGGATAAGATGCTGCCTTATTTCTTGCACTTCTTGGAAGGTGCTGGTTACATTGGTGTTGTTGATAGAATGACTAAGTTACTTGGTGGTGATGTGTACGAGTGGAAAACATATCATGCAGACTTCTTTGATAAAATGGAAACAGAATGAGACACCTAGTTATTCCCGACACGCAATGTAAGCCCGGCAATAGTTTCAATCATCTGACATGGGTTGGTAAGTATGCAGCAGACAAGAAGCCTGATGTCATCATCCACCTTGGTGATCATTGGGATATGCCTAGCCTGTCCATCTATGATGTGGGTAAGAAGAGCTTTGAGGGGCGCACCTACCATGCTGACATAGAGGCTGGTCATGCTGGTATGCAGGCCCTTCTAGCCCCTATTAAAGAGGAGCAGGCCCGTCTTAAACGTAACAAGGAGAAGCAATGGAATCCACGTATGGTGTTCTTGCTGGGCAATCATGAAGAACGTATACAAAGAGCTATTGAATCAGACAGGAAGTTGGATGGACTCATTGGCTATCACGACTTCAAGCTGGATGAGTATGGCTTTGAATGTTATCCTTTCTTGCAGCCAGTTGTTATTGATGGTGTTGCCTATTGTCATTACTTTACTAGTGGTGTAATGGGTAGGCCAGTGTCTAGCCCTGCTCTCATGCTGTCCAAGAAGCACATGAGCTGTGTGATGGGACACGTACAGGACAGAGGCATTGCCTATGCACGTAGGGCTGATGGTAAGCGTATGACAGGGCTGTTTGGTGGCATCTGCTACACCCATGACGAAGGCTATCTAACCCCTCAAACCAATGGTAGCTGGTCAGGCATCTGGATGTTTAATGAGGTGGAGGATGGAGCATTCGATGAACTTCCTGTTAGCCTCAGCTACTTGAAGGAACGCTATGAGCCTAACCATTCATGACATTGCCGACTTGCTAAAACGTGAAGATTGTGTTACAATATTAGAACTGTTGGACATTGATAGCGAGGAGCTAGTCAACAGATTTATGGATGTATTAGAAGACAGAGCAGATAGAATAGAAAAGGAACTAGAATGAAATACATGGGAAGTTATGAGCAGTATATTGCAAAGAGTCGATATGCACGTTACATGGATAGTGAGCAACGCCGTGAGGGGTGGGAAGAGACAGTGAGTCGTTACTTCGACTTCATGACAGCACAGCTGAAGAAGAACCAAGACTACACGCTTAGTGACACAATGCGTAAGGAACTGGAGAGTGCTGTTGTTAACATGGAGGTGATGCCCTCTATGCGTAGCTTGATGACAGCAGGCAAGGCTTTAGAGCGTGACAACACAGCTGGTTACAACTGTAGCTACCTGCCTATTGATGATGCCAAAGCCTTTGACGAGGCCATGTACATCCTCTTGTGTGGTACTGGTGTTGGCTTCTCTGTTGAGCGTCAAAGCATTCAGAAGTTGCCAGATATTCCAGAAGAGTTGTTTGAAAGCAACACAGTTGTTGTAGTGTCAGACAGCAAAGAGGGATGGGCCAAGGCTCTGCGTCAGGTGATTGCCTTGTTGTATGCAGGCGAAGTCCCAAAATGGGACGTATCAAAGGTGCGCCCTAAAGGTGCTCGTCTGAAGACCTTCGGTGGTCGTGCTTCAGGGCCAGAGCCATTGGTTGAATTGTTCCAGTTTGTATCCAATGTATTCAAGGGTGCTAAGGGACGTAAGCTCAACAGCCTTGAGTGCCATGACATTATGTGTAAGATTGGTGAGGTGGTAGTCGTAGGTGGTGTACGCCGCAGTGCTATGATTAGCTTGTCCAACCTATCTGATGATCGTATGCGTCATGCTAAGAGTGGTGCATGGTGGGAGAAGAATGGTCAACGTGCCTTGGCTAACAACAGTGCCTGCTATACAGAGCGTCCTGATGTTGGCATCTTCATGCAGGAATGGAATGCTTTGTATGAAAGCAAGAGTGGTGAACGTGGTATCTTCAATCGTGAAGCAGCTAAGAAGGTGGTGAAACAAAATGGAAGACGCAATAGTGACTTTGATTTCGGGACTAATCCCTGTTCTGAAATCATTCTTCGACCATATCAATTCTGTAATCTTTCCGAAATCATTGTACGTGCTGATGACACAGCTGACAGCCTGAAACGTAAGGCACGTTTGGCTACCATTCTGGGTACATTCCAGAGTACACTAACTCACTTCCCTTATCTACGTAAGGTGTGGCAGAAGAACACAGAAGAAGAGCGTTTGCTTGGTGTATCAATGACAGGCATTCTCGACAACCCGTTGTTGAACAACCCTGATGACTCACGCTTGGAGCACTTGTTAAATGAACTTAAGAATGTTTGTGTTGCAACTAATGCAATTGTTGCTGAGCACCTTGGTATTCCTGCTAGTGCCGCTATTACTTGCGTTAAACCTAGTGGTACAGTTTCTCAACTTACAGATAGCGCATCTGGGATACATGCTCGTCACGCTGAGTATTACTTTAGACGAGTTCGTGGAGACAAGAAAGACCCGTTGACACAACATCTGATTGATTCAGGGGTAACAGCTGAGCCATGTGTTATGAAGCCTGATCAAACTGTTGTGTTTACATTCCCCAAGAGAGCGCCTGCTGGTGCTATGCTTCGTAAAGACCTGACAGCCTTGCAGCATTTGAAGCTATGGCTGGCCTATCAGCGTCACTGGTGTGAGCATAAGCCTTCTGTCACCATCTCTGTCTCTGAACATGAGTGGCCTGAAGTTGGTGCTTTCGTATGGAAATACTTTGACGAGATGTCTGGTGTATCCTTCTTGCCTTATGATGGTGGCAGCTATCGTCAAGCTCCCTATGAAGACTGCACTAAGGAACAATATGAAGCTCTGTTGGCTACAACACCAGCCACTATTGATTGGGATAGTTTGATTGAGGTGGATGATAATGTTGAAGGAACTCAGATGCTGGCTTGTACAGCGGGTGTGTGTGAAATTTAACGTCAACGTGCTTATGCGGGTGGTCGAGATGATCACCTGCTTACACATAATAGCTAACGCTTGGAGGCATTGGTAATGCTAGTAATTAAACTGCGACAGGGAATTGGTTTTGATATTGAATACAATGAGGACATATGCCACATTGTTCAAGGAGAGAAGGAAGATGATGAAGACTTTGTTGCCTTCGCTGGTGTACTTATCAAGCTACCATTCCTAGTGATCTATATCGGAGACTTCTTTGATCTAGAGTAAAAAGAAAGGGGACTATTAAAGTCCCCTTTTTTATTTCTGTCTATATCCGACAGCTTCTTGTGCTCCATACTTCTCAAGGTAGGCGTTGTACCATTGCCTTGCAAAGTCTGGATTGTCTTTGTATAGTTCCATAGTGAGCTGCTTAGTAGCTGCACTGCGTGACATACTGACAATCTTCTGCACTGTAACTTCCTTTTGATATTTATCCATCTTCTCAAACTGTGGATTGTTAAACACCTGACTCAAGCTGTTAGCTAGTATGCCACCTGACAGTTGTTTATATCTAGAATATTGTGTGCTATCTAGTTCAACACCACCAATCTTCTTGTTGGCTCCGTTAATCTCTACACCAATCTCTTCAAGCTTCTTCTCAATGGCTGTAGGTGTAGTCACCTTAATACCAATCAAAGCATTAGACAAGCTTGTCTGCTCTGGCTCACCTGTCTTTGTATATTTAACAGGCAGCTCTTCACGCATACCGGGAATACGGCTCTGTGCCTTCTCCATGAACGTCATAGCTTCACGCTCTGTTGGGTCTAACACCTTAGCTGTTGTGGCTGCAATGGCTGGTACAAGAGCATTAGCATACTGAGCAAAGAAGCCACCGCCGTGTCTCTCTGGGTCATACATAGCAAACAAAGCCTTGCTCAAGCCTTCCATAAAACTCTTCTCAAGAATGTTATTCTTAACAGCAGAAGCATAGGCCAACAAGAAGTCTTGTGCATTCTTATCTGGGTTTTTGTTCTCGCTGTATTCCTTGAGAATAGACGAAGCATCAACAGCCATACCAAACACTGTAGCTAATGGCTCAACACGTTGATAATTCACCCACTGATCGCCCACCTTCATAGAGAACTTAGGTCTGCCATCCTTGGGGTCAGAGCCTGTAATCAGTCCTTGATTAACAGCAGCATCCAATGCAATGGCAGCACCAATACCAAGGGCCTGCTTAGCAATGAGCTTACCTCGCTGCTCAGGCATGTTCATAGCGAAGTCAAACTTGCCTGTATTACCAATCTCTTTCTTACCTGCCAAGCCAATGCCGGGAATATAAGACACACCTTCTTTAAGGATGTTGTATGGGGTTTTAATAAAGGGTACAATGAGAGCAGACAATGGATGTTTGGCTCTGAACTGAGCAGCTGCTTGTGCTACACCTGTCAGCTTCTCTTGGAACACAGCTTCTTTAGCGAAGTTTTGTACGTTCCATAGGTTGTTACCGCCAAGCTTCTCTGTCAGCTGTTGTTGCCAGTTGTCCACAGTGAGCCTGTCTTTGGTAAGCTTTGTATAAATCTCACCAGCATCACCGCCTGTCTGCTTAGCCATACGTGCAGCTTCTCTATAGGCAATTGCATTAAATTCCATGCGTCTAAAGACAGCCTTGTTAAACTCATCAATGAAGATACCCACACGTGTAGGCATACGAACAACTTCACCAAGGGTTCCACCAATAGCCTTATTGTTAATATCATACAGATCAGCCTTAAGCATCTCTGCTCTTTCTGCTGAGATGAAGTTTTCATTGATGAACTTCTGGAACTTAGCATCTGTCATGCCCATAGCCTGAGCAGACATGTTAATATCAAGGGGTCTACCATTAACAAAGCCCTGCTTAGCAAAGGCCATAGCCTCGCTAAAGCCCTGCATAATGCCCCTCAACATAGCTACCCCTTCACCAGTGATTTTATCGCTCTTGCTGAGGCTTCTAGGTAGTGCTGCTTCGATTTCTCTAAGCAACGGCTGCAAGAACATGTTTGTACCAGCAGATAATACGTTAACAGAAATAGTTCCGGGGCCTGATACATAGCTATTCACTACATATTCAGAGGCAATACGACCAGCAATGTGTGGTTCCTTTGCCATCTTTGTTTGTATCTCAGCTAATAGATTGGCCTTCTGTTGTGGTGTGAGGTCTTCAAACTTATCAATGAGTGCTTTCTTGTCTGCTAGTTCTCTGAACCAGACAGCACATGCTTCTGTGTATGCCATGTCTTTCCTTATAAACAAGTACGTCCGGGAGTAGCAAATCCTTTTACTTCTTTCCCTTGACTAATACTATTATACGCTAGTTTAAAAGCATTCAATTGATCAGCTGCTTTAGTTCTTTGTCCTTGGAAGATGGACATAACACCCAGAGGAACCTGTGAACGATGCATGATTGTTTGCTCAGCTTCTGGTGTCAGTTGACCAAGGCTTCTCAGTCTGTTATACTCATCAATCTGAGCACCAAGGAAAGCCTGAGCTTCTTTATATTGAGGCATAAACGCTGCCAGCTCTTCTCTGTTCCAGCTCTTGTCAGCATTCAGCAAGGCCCAATCAAGAACTCCACCTTCTTCTGCTGTCATACGTGCTGCTTGCTTCTCGCCCAATGTAGCTGTAGCTTCAAGGCTACCACCCATACGTCCTCTGCCACGTAGGTCTCTGCCTGCTCTGCCTGTAGCAGCCACAGCCTTCATGTGCATGTCATTGATGGCAGCATCAACAGACACAGGGTCTGCGTCAATACGTCCACGATAGGCAGGATTGAACACCTTCTCTGGGTTGGTCTCAAAGGGAACATCACCAGCCAGCTTCAAGTAGGGGTCAGTACGCATAGAACCCACTGAGCCAGCCATGCCTGCCCTATCTAATGGACTCTTTCCCAAGGCAGCATTAGCTTCTTCCATTGTCCTAAAGCCATTACGCTCTAAGACAGCCTGCACCTCTGGTGTCACTTGTTGTGTAGAAACAACACTGGCTCTAGGAGGAGGAGACAATGCAGCAGGAGGAACTTCTCCCTCTCTGGTAATCACTGGTTGCTCAGCAAAGCGAGGAGCTGTCTTTGTTTCCACCTGCACCAGAGGCTCAGGTAACTTGCCAGTAACTTGTCTCAGCTTTATCTCTTGGTCTTGAACAAGCTTAGCCTTGAGAGCATCAACCTCTGCTTGCTTAGCCTTGAGATCAGTGTCTAGTGAATATCCCTTGAACAAAGAAGCAACCTGTGGTGCTTCCTTAACATCAACAACCTTCTTTCCTTGGAACAAGGCTGGTGTTTGTTTAGTTGGTTGAGCTTTAGTGGGAGACACCAAGCCTGTCATCTTTGATGGCAAGTTATCAGCTGTCTGCACTGGAGCTTTGGTCTCTCCTTGCAACAAAGAAGCAACTTGTTTCTCTGCTGTCTCTGTAGTGTCAACCCTTGTTCTTTCTTCTGATAGCTTTACAATGTCTCCCTCAAGAGCAGCAATGCGTTGATCAATCAGAGTTTTCTCTAAGACAGACAGAGGTTTATAATCATACTGTGCATCTCTGAACACACGCTCGTTAGTCACTGGCTCATCAATTGCTTTAGCAACATCTGACAAGGCAGCATCTGTAGCCTGCTTTCCTTGGGGAATGTCAGACAGAGGAACCTCAGCCTTCTTGGTTAAATAATTAACAAGAGACTCAGCTCCCTTACCAAGCACACCACCCAGAGCAAAGCCAGCAGCTGTGCCTACGGCAGCTCCCTTAGCACGATCAGCAGAGAAGAAGCCAGTGTTAGCACCTTCCTTGAGAACAGGCTCTAGGAAGCCACCAAGAGCGCCTTGTGCAGCGCCCTGTCTAGCCATAGTACCAACGAGTGTAGCCCCACGTAATGGAGCAAGAGCCATAGCAGGCAGGTTAATAGGGTCAGCAATGGCTCCAGCAAACTCAGCTGTGCCACCAATGTATGGGTTGTTAGCAGAAGCAATCTCTGCTGCTTGTCTTTCAGCACGTAGACGTTCTGTATCAGCAGCGCCAGCCATTTGAGCAATGCCCTTGATGCTGCTACCAGCACTCTCAACAAAACGTTTAACACCAGCAGAGAAGGCAGTGTTGCCTGTAAGGTGTGCTAAGATTTGTTGGTCTGTATATCCTTCAGCTCTAGCTCCTGCAACATCAAAGCTTTTCTTGCTGGCTAAGTAGTCAGCAATTTGTGCAGGAGAATAGCCTTCTTGTAAAGCTCCAGTAAGATCAAAGCCACCAGTAGGTTCTACTCCTCTAGACCCCACTGATGACATCACTTGCTCTTCTGGGCTGAGCATGAGTTCAGCCATTTAACCTCCGAATGCAGAGAGTGGTTTAGTTGGTGTTTTAGGCGGTTTAACAATAACACTATCTGGTATAGGACTACCTGTTCCTGCTCCTCTAGCTGCATTGAGTTCATTGACGCTGTTATAAATAGCACCATCGTTACCCATCACTTGACCAAGCTTGTTCTGTCTACCAATGATGTCACCACGTGTACCGGGGACAATGCCGGGAGCGTACACTGGGATGGTGAACTTCTCACCTTCAGCAGCAGCACCAGCTCTGTTCTTGTTTGCTTCAGCATTCATCAGAGCAGCCTTAGCCATCTTCTCATGGTAGTCAATATAAGATTGAGTCTTCTTAACTTCCAATCCTTTAGCCTCCAGATCACGCATGAGTCCCTTCTTCTCTTCAGGGTCTGTACTCTGTGCAATACGTTGTTCAAGAGTAAGCATGTCTTGTTTAGCTTTAATAAGTTGAGTGTTAGCTAATTCAATATCAACACCGCCCTTCTTAAGCACTTGCTCTTCACGCATAGCTGTACGTGCTTCTTTGTTAGCCAAGAAAGCATCTTGTGTTAAGCCACGTGCAGCCAGCTCTTTAGACAAGGCTGAATACATATCAGCATCGCTTTTGAGTCCTAAGCCTTGCACCTTCATCATAGCTTCTTCAATGCCTTTGGCCCTGATTTGCTCTGGTGTAGCACCACCAAACAAACGTCCACCAGCATAGCCTGCTACAGCACCAGCATTGCCACCCAAGGAAGCAACTTGTTGCAGCAGCCCTTGATTACCCATCTGTGCAGGGCTAGTCATCTGACTCTCAAGGTAGCGTTGACCCAACTGCTGTTGAGTGGGCATATTAAATAGTGTCATTACATCGCTTGCCATATTATTTCCTTAACTAAGACCAATTAGTTTAGCAGTGTCAGAACCCATGCCATAATCACCACCAGAAGTGAACATGCCACTGAACGGATTCTTAAACTTTGTATAGTCTAGATTGGCAGCACCACCAACAGCATTCTGCAAGAATCTAGCCTGTGAAATACCACCAGCTAAGTTGGCATTGGCAGCTGCTTGTCCACCTTGCAGCAACATGTTACCAGCCTGAGCACCAGAGATTGCAGCTCTGTTACCAATGTCAGCACCAAGCGTCAATGGCTTCATTCCTTGCTCTTCAATACCCAAACCTGTCTGAAGCATACCTGTTCCTCTAGACAACATCTTGTCATAGATGTTCTGTCCATACTCAGTACCTGCTGCTGCAATTTGAGCATTGGCTCTTTCACGTGCAAGCTGTGTAGCAAACTGATCTGGATTGAGCAAGCCTTCTCCACCACCAACATAGCCACCTGAAACACCAAGACCAATACGACCAGAACCTAAAGCGTTCAGTCTATTCGTAACATCTTCTGCTGCTCTTGTAGGCTGCAAAAGTCCCATCTGTTGTTCAACATACTTAGCAGCTTCAGCCTGTGGGTTGGTACTGCCTAGCTGTGCTAGTGTTTGTTCTGCCTGCCCATAAAGCTGATCTCTAAAGGCAGCAAGCCTTGGATCAATTTCATAACCAGCTGTGCCTTTCTCTGTATCAAAGAAGCCCTTACCAAAGCCTGTTGTCAGGCTGTATGGTTTAAACTTAGCACTCTCTGCTGCTATACGTGCAGCTTCGATGTTGGCCTGACCTGCTTCTTTAGCTGCACTTACGCCAGTAAACTTATCAATAACGTCTGTTAGAAATCCCATATCGTTTCCTTATTAAGCTGTTCTCTTCCACACGTATGCAACTACGTATGGTTGAAGGTTGGCGTTGGTAGCTGAGACACCAGCAGAAGCAACTGTAGTTGTAATATTTGCATAGCCAGTTGTAGTTCCAATTGGATCATATGACCCTCTAGCACGATGCAATGTTTCATCAGGGCCACTATCTGTGCCTGAGTTATAGGTGTTTGCATCGTGAGTGTGGCCTGAATCTGTTGATGTTGCTGTGTGAGTGTGACTTACAACAACAGCATCCTTGCTACCACCTGTCTCACCTGCTGTATCAAAAGCAGCATCAGCAGCATCAAGACCAACAACAACACGGCCTGTAATAGCTACCCATGTACCAAAGCCAAGCAATGTTGCAGGGTTTGTAGCATCAGAGATGTTTGTATAAACACTACCAACCGGATACATAGCAGCTAGAGCAGCTTGAACAAAACCCGTTGTTGCTACTTGTGTGGTGTTAGTACCAAACGAAGCTGTAGGAGCTGTAGGTGTTCCTGAGAAGCTAGGAGATACACTGTCAGCCTTAGTAGCAATGGCTGTAGCAATGGCATCAAACTCATCATCTAGCTCTGTACCTTTAACACGCTTTAAAGGGTCGCCTGTTGTTAAGCTGTCCTTCGTATCATAAGACGTAAGCTTTGTATAGTTACTCATAGTTAATAACTCTTTCCTGTTTTAACAAACACATCTAGTTTCTGAATGCTCAACGGAGCACCATTAACCTCTGCTTCAAATCCAATTTGTATTGTCTTGCCTTGACCACCAACAGGGGTCTTAGCATTCTCGATGAACACACCAGAGCTATATTCAGCAATGTTATATTCAGCTACGTTATATTCAGCATAGTCTCCCTGTGTTACAGAGATGGGGTAGGAGCTGTAAATAGTAGAGAAGTCAAAGCCAAGCTTAGCAACAAGACGTTGACCACCACCACCAATTAACACAATGCCTAAGTTCTTAGCAATCTTGTTAGTTGTTGGTTGTTCAAAGTTGAAATGGTTGGTATAATATGTGAATTGATATTTGACACCATTGTCTTGATAACCAAAATATTCACCAATACCATTAGGCTTACCGATGTATAACACACCACTTCTGCAGGAGCACAAAGCATAAGCTGTATATCCAAGCCATGATGTTATACGTGCTGAGCCATCTTCTAATGGCTTTCTCATGTCAATGCAATAGACAGCAGGAGAAGCAATGGAAGGGAAGCTTAACAAGTAGAAGGCATACTTTTCTGAGTAGCAGCTTCTTACATCATCCATGTTGGTTGCTTCAATGTAAGAGAAGATGTCATCACGCACGTTAGCTGTGAGGTCTCTCATTGGCATACTCTTCTCTTGAACAGTACGACCAAGACTTCTTACACCAGAAGCAGACAAGAACAACACATCGTTGCCTGTCTTTTGAATGGAGTCTCTAGCAATGCAGCCTACACCGGGCAACACATCTTGCACATACATGGTGGAGGGATTGGAGAAGTTATCATCATTACCACGCAGCATGACAATGTTCTGTTTAAAGAACACAATGATGTAGCCGTTATGTGCAGCAAGACCGACAGCCTCGTCTACGTTATTAGGAAGTTTGGCAGACATGTTCATGCTACCAGATGTTCTACCTGCGCCTGTGTTAAAAGTAGGAAAGTGTGAGTCAGCAATGTCTGTTGACCAATAGAGAGTGGTCTTATTATTGTTTGTACCAATCACCCAGAAACGTCCATAAGCAGCCAACGCTGCATTAGGGCCATTGCCTGTTCCTGTACCAAACACTGGACTAGAAAAGGAAGCACCACCGTGAGCAGACCCGTGATCAACAAGCTTAGTAACAACAAGGCTTGCTGATTCTCTTGTAAACACAATAGGCTCATGGCTCTTTTGTACAATGAGAGCATGGTCATTAAGAGAAACCATCTGCCAGTTGTTAGCTGTCACTGTATAACTAGCAGGTGTAATGTCTGTTAATGCACCAGCAACACCAGCTCTAAATAGCTTGTTATTGCCAGCACTGATGTAGTCAATGGTTCCATCAGCATTAACATATTCAAAGATGCTCTTGATTGGGTTGCCAGCCAGTGGTGTACTACCACCAGTTGTACGCATAGACCATCCCTTACGTGCGCCTAAACGTCCATACTTATCAATGATACAGTTGTTAGCAACAAGGGCAAATCCGTCAGACAACAAAGCCCCAGAGCTTTGAGTGTTAAGCCCAAAGAAACCCGGAGCACCTACTGAAGCAGACTTAAGTTCTTTCATACTGGATACCAAATAGTGTCTTCTGGCCTACGTGCAGCATCATAAGCAATCTCATCTGCCAAGGCTCTCATGCCTGTACCATAAGCATATTGACTGCTGTTGCCACCGTCTTCACCACGTTCTTCCACTGCTCTAGCAAAAGCTAACAACACAACAGGACGATGTGGTACTTGAATGACATTACTGTCAGAGGTTAGGTCAGTGTTTCTTAACAACACGTTAAATCGAATGTTATACACACCATCAGGAATAGGATAGATGTCAACCTGTGTGTCACCATCAGGGCTAACCCCGTTCCAGTTGTAATAGATTGGAGCACCTTTAGAAGTAGGCTCTTGTGTCAAGAACAGTTTATCGAACTCTTGTCCAGCTTTGTATTTCATGAATGTGTTAGTGGTGTCGTTAAGAACATCAATAACATTGAAATTATTCTGGCTACCATTCAGCTCATAGTTAAACACATCAGCTGTGGTGTTCAGTGTAAGAGTTGTACGTAGGCTGCTCCAGTTCCAAGCATTCTCTACTTCTGCTCTGGCATCGTTAATAAAATCACCAATGAGTCTACTATAAGAAGTCTCAGAGACAGACGTTACTTCACGCTCTCTTAGTCTTCTAAGTACACTATTGACAGCTTCTAAGTATGTCATCTAAGTTCCTTATATGTATTATACATAATAATGTTAATAACTATTACTCTTGTTATGTACTACTAAGTACTATTATAACAGCTATTGCTTATTTTGTCAAGTCTTTTTCTTACTTTTTTTCATGCCTGCTTCAGACATGCTGATGGCAATGGCTTGCTTTGGATTGGTGACAACCTTGCCACCCTTGCCTGAATGCAGAGTTCCTGTCTTGTACTCATGCATCACCTTGCCAATCTTGGCTGATTGTTTCTTAGTTTGTTTCATTACCATTTCACCTTATCTGCCCAATATGCGGCGCTCATTTTACCTTTGGATATGTTAGAGGCATGTCTAGCCTTAAACGCTTGGTTTCTTTTAGAACCATCAGGACTACCTGACACACCTTGTTGTCCAAAGCGGATGGTCTTAACTTGATCACCACTCTTGGCTACAACAACATGGCTCTTTGTTGGATGACTTGGTGTCTTCTTTGGTTTGTTATAACCAGACACTCCTGCTCTTTCTAGTCTGCTGTCTTTCATTTGTGCAGACCCTTGAGATAAACTGTCTTACCATCTTGCTTAACAGCTGTCAAAGCTTCACACTTCAGGTTGTTAGGGTCATAAGAGACATGCACCCAACCACTGTCTGGAATACCAGCTGTATAAAACTCCAGTATCACCTGTGTAAACTTGTAGTTGTCCACAATGTATTGAGCCAAATCACCATTAGCCATGCCATTGATTTCAATGTCAGCTGCTTGGCCCTTGCAATGATCAGAAGTCTTGGAGCCACCAACAGAAGCATTAACCTCTGGTGCTCTATAGCCTGAGTTAATCTTGATGGGTTTACCAATAGCTTCTCTGATTGGCTGGATGATGTTATCCACAAGCTTCTGTAGGTTTTGAATCACCTCTGGTGTAGGGGTGTTATCAAGGCCCTTACGTGTAGCTGTCTCACTCTTGGTGAATTCAGCCAATGAAAAATTCTTACTCAGTTGCGTCATCTTTATTCTCCGATGCATTGTTTAATTTAATAGCAGCCAACCAGCCAATGAAACCACCAATGATGGTAGAGAAAGCAGGAGCTATAATTGGAAAGATGTCTTTATTATCAATCACACTATTAGGCATAAACAAACCACCCAATAGGGAGATTGTCATTGTTAATATAACAAAGCTTAATGTAGTTGCCATCATTCTGGCAATGAAAATAATTTCTCTTTGGAACTCAGTCATTTACGTTTCTCCATAATTTTCTCGGCTGTTCTGCCACCAAAATAAGCCAGCATAATAAGCTGACCCCATTCACCTAACAATTTAACATAAGACTCATTGACATTAATACCACCAGCACTTAATGCAGCAAACAAGAAGTAGGCAACAAAGATGGCAATGAGAGTCATAGGTCTAATGTTCTTAGACAGCCAGCTATCAGAGGCCATGTCTGCTTGCCAACGCTCTGACACTGCTTTTGTTTCTGCTTCAAAGGCACGTATATCAATTTCTTTAAGCTTCAAGGCCAGCTCTGGGTCTGCCTCCAAAGCCTTAGTCACCTCGCTTACAGAAGGAGGAACACCAAGCTTGTCTGCTATAGCCTTAATAGCCATACCACCCATAGGGCCAGCCACTGCTGTTGCCAACGCAGGGGCTGCTCCTTTGAGCAGGTTTAATAAATCATTCATTTGCTTTCCTTTCACACATAGCCACTGCCTTATTCACCTTGATGTACATAAACAATTCAAATGGTAGGATGATGAACCATAAAAGAGTCATAAGAACAAGAAAGCTTATGTATTTGCTATCACTATCGCTGCCATTAGTCCCCATGTTTCCGCCGTTATAAGTATTACTATTGCTGCTATAGCTAAACGCTTATGACGCTTGGCTGCTTGTTGGGCTTTAATAGCCTCTTCTTCTTTCTTCTTTCTCAGAGCCACCAGCCTAGCTGCTTCTTGTTGTTCTTGTATTATCCCTACTCTCTTAACCACCTTGGTGTATAGGTCTCCTAAGTCTCCGCCTATTTGATACACCATTGTTTCTCTTATCTGCTTCTGAAGCTTAGCCACTTCTGTCATAGCATATTCAATATCCACTGAGCTGCTTAGAAGGTCAGCATCACTCTTAGCATCTAGGCTATGTAGCTCTGCATCTGCCAGCTTCTGTTTAAGCTGTGTCATACATGAGAAGAACACCTTAAGCTGAGCAATGATGTCCAATGTTATGGACAATTCATCCCTGTCTATTGGAACTTTCTTAGCCTTCTTTTCAGGAGGTTTAGCTTCAACCTGTATAACAGACTTTTCCTCCCCAAAGAACTTGCCCTTTAGAAAGCCCCAGAAGCCCCTAGAAGCCCCTGAAACTTCCTTGGCAATACCTACGGCAGTGTCCAAGGTTTTCTTAGCTTCTAGGACGGTTCCTTTGTATTCCTGATAAAGCTCACATCCCTGTTGTATAGCCTTAACAGCAGCATTTGCAGCAGCTAGTATGGCTAATGGCATATCACTTGTGTGTTATCAAAGTGAAAACAACACCTCCCATACTGGTTAATAATATGCCACATGCTGTTACCAATATACTTTCTAGACGTTTAAGACGAGCATTAATAATTTCATACCTTAAGGCACACACTTCTTCATGAGAAGACAAACGTGCATCTGTTGCATCAACTGTTGGCATCATTGCTCCTCAGCAGGTTCAGGCGTGTTGCCCTCGGACAGCCATTTCAAATAGGCTTGGTAGTCTGTGTTGGCGGGGTCGAATGGGATGAAGGCGTTATCAGACAAGCGCTTCACATTCTCAGAATTTGTGAGTTTGTAATTTTCCATTTATAGCTCCGCTGTTGCAGTCCAGTAAAATATTTGAGCGCCTCCAGCAACCCCCGGCGACTGATATCCAGCCCACGCATCAACTTCTGTGAATTGAACTGGAGAGCTGTCTGACGTTGTAATGGTAGGCGCGGCTCTCATAGCTACTTTAAAAGTTGTGTAACTCAAAAACACATTGTCGTTTGATCGAGGGATACCATAAGCACGGCCTTTTCCGTAGTACCGCTGACACAAAGCCAACTCAGTACCATACGGGCGGTAGTCAAACGATGTGGCTGTGCTGCCTTTTTCTAGTTGAACGCCTGTGATGTAGAAGGTGGCTCCGTTTGTGCCGACTACGCTTGTTGCGCCTGTGGCTGATATATAGTTGTTTGAAGACCAAGAACCAGCAGTACCGCTATATGTTGAGCCATAGCCAAGCCCAATAGTTAAGTAGATACCAACACCATTTGTCGTTAACCATGTGCCAGATGTATCGCCAGCAATTGTTATGGTTTTTTGTTCCCAAGTATTTGCACTAGAAATTGTGTAAGAAAATGGATAACTCCTATTTTGAGCGCTGTTTTGCAATGACCCGCCAAATGTGCCTGTCAATGAGCTACGAACCCAGAACGATAAAGTTACTGTTGCAGCACTCGCTGTACCCCAAGCCAAATCACCTATGTTTAAACCTTCAATAGGCTGAATAATGCCAAAATAATCAGTAGATGTGATTGAATACGCAGAAGATGAAGTTACACCTAAATAGTTTTTAAAACCAGCAGGTGGTGTGACTGAGCCAGCGTTTTGTTGGACTGCGTATTTGGATGATTGAGAAGCTCCGCAAAGCCATCTATCTAGCGTGTAGGCGCCTGATGTTATAGTAACACTAGCCCCCGCATTACGCTGGTCAATCATCATCGCACCATTGATGATGCGGTTCTTGAAGCCAAAGCCAGTAGCCGCAGTGTTCTGCGTAGAGGCATCGTTAAAAACTAAGCCGCTTGTGCCGTTGATTGAAACGCTCATGCTAATTGCTCCTCAGTAGGGCGTGCAAGTGTTGGATGATTCCATGCGGCGATGTAGTCTCCACGACCATCGCTGTCGTTTTGCACAATGATGGTGTATTTAAAATCTGAATCTTGCAGGGCTGGGTACAGCGTTTTAATTTTTTCAACAAGTGTCATCATGCCGCCCTCACAAATGAGCCAGAAAAATAACTACCACTATTTGGGTTTTTGTTTGAACCAGACGATTGGTAAGCATAAACCTCAATGTAGTCAGTAGAACCGTTTAAATACATTAGCAAACTACTGGACTGTGTATAAAGGTTAGTCATAGTAAGATCAAATAGATACCGAAATAGCGAACCATTTTTATAAATTGCCACAACTGTTTCACCAGTTGTAGAAGCCGACCAACACGTATTTATTTGATAATAGCCAGCAACTGTCGGCGTAAATCGGCTTGATGCAAAATTATTGTTTGTGTCAAATGTCTCTGACGTAAACAAAATTTTTGTGTATGTTCCGCTGCCAACAACTTGAGTGCCGTCCGCTGTTGCGTCAAACGCAGGGCCATCAACCGCTACGTTACCTGTACGAGCTGGCATCGTAGCCATGAAGTTACTAGCTGTGTTTGTTGGGACAAGTTCAACGCTTCCGCCACTTGCCGCTGCGAGTTTAATTCCCATTTAATATTTTCCTTCTGAAAAGACGTTAACAAAAACTGTGCCGTCTTCTAATGCTTCAATCTCATGCCAACCGTCAGCTAGTAAATCAACAGGTTGTGTGTCTTTTGTCATGATGAGTGACTTTCCTTCTTTAGTAATCAAACAAGAACCAGCATGGCACATTGTTAAATGAGCATAAGCGTGTTCATGGCGTGGCAATCCCTGACCTTTGTTTGCGTGATATACATTAACTGTTGCACCGTCATAAGTGACCATGTGTCTAGGAACTACTGGATTAACCATTGTCTTGCACCACTGGAATGTCTTGCCACTTGCCCGTGTACCCCATAGGCGTGTTGATGTAACGCACTTGCAAAACTTGTGCGCCGTCTGCTTTTATAAGCACACGAAACTCTGGGACAGAGCCGGGGTAAATCATAAAGTTTGAGCGCCTTGGGTTGTTGGCTGGTCTTCGGCGGGTGTAAAAGGCGCAACATAAGGCGCAATATCACCGAACTCACCAGCTTTGGCACGGTTGTAAAGGTCAACGCCATAGGACATTGAGTCGAACGATGTGGCTGTGAACGGAATTTCTCCTTGAAACTCATTAAACTTTACGGTCAAGCAAATCTGTTGCCCGTCATCGCTGTTCCAAAACGGGTCTTTTGCATAGTCAACGGTTAACATGTTTTTCTCCTTTTAAGCGACACGAACGGCAATAGCAAACGGAGTCCAGTATTGGCAACACCCAACGTTACCAAGAGTTGCACTATTGCCTAGCCAGCGCCAAGTGCCAGACAGATTGTTAGAAGCTGACTGTGACGTATACTGACCAACAGGAAATAAAGAACCACTGTTAAGTTGGTTTTTACCATTACCAGCCGCATAGTCGCTTCCAGATGTCCATGACATATTTGAGTATGGATACGACCCCTGATTCATTTTTACAAGCGCGTAACTCCCAACAGTATTAAACGAAGGTGCAGCAGCGCTAAACGTCACAGCGCCTGTAGAGGCAGAGACAGCAATACCGTTACCTGCTGTAGCAGAAGTTACACCGCCAGAAACAGTAGACCAAACACCATCACCACGAAGGTAAGTAGTTGAGCTTGGTGTACCTGTTGCAGCAATATCAGCAGGTGTAATTGAACCATCAGGCAAACCACCAGCAGTGATGCCTGTAACTGTACCAGAGCCATTAATTGTAATTGGCATAATATTCCTTAAACAATAGTCCAGACACTGCCACTAGGCACTGTCACTGTTATACCGCTATTCACTGTAATAGGGCCAGCAGACATAGCATTGTTACCAGCTGTCATAGAATAGTTGGCACTAATAGTGTTAGCCATTTCATACAAGCCTTTAGTAGTTACGTTAGGGTCTACGTTGAGTGTTGCCCACGAAGCTGCTGTACCGTTAGTAGTTAAATATTTACCACTGTTTCCTGTTTGGCTAGGCAGAGCATCAACAGTTCCCCAAGATGTAGCTGTACCGTTAGTAGTAAGAAACTTACCAGCATTACCTGTCTGTGATGGTGTATAACTAGCAGCTAATGTAGCACTGTTAGCAGCATTGGTGGCACTAGTAGCAGCAGCTGAGGCGCTATTAGAAGCATTAGTGGCACTTGTAGAAGCGGCTGAAGCAGAGGTACTAGCATTCGTTGCTGACGTACTTGCTGCACTGGCTGAACTAGCAGCATTAGTGGCAGACGTTGCAGCAGCTGATGCACTGTTGCTTGCATTAGTTGCTTGTGTGGCTGCTGTAGTTGCTGAAGCAGCTGCATTGGTAGCAGACGTAGCAGCATTACTAGCTTGTGTAGAAGCTGTGCTTGCACTGGTAGATGCAGCTGAAGCAGAACTTGCTGCATTAGTTGCAGAGGTGCTGGCAGCAGAAGCACTAGAAGCAGCAGCAGTGGCGCTAGTAGCAGCTCCTGTAGCAGAGGAAGCAGCAGCTGTCTGACTAGAAGCAGCATTGGTGGCACTGGTTGCCGCTGCTGTAGCAGAAGCAGAAGAAGCCGTTGCAGCTGTCTCAGCGTTTGTCTCTGCTGTCTCTGCGTTATTTTCAGAGACTAAAGCAGCAGCAGCACTGTTAGCAGCCTGTGTAGCTAGTTGAGTGGTGATGTTAATTGTACTGTCACTGGTGCTCTCACCTGAGCCACCCGTTCCACGCCATATTGCCATTATGTCTCCTTGTTATGGAAAGAGCCTGTTTGCGAATAGCGAACAAGCCCCTTGCAAAACAAGAGAAGCCCCTTGTGAGGGCCTCTCTATGCTATTAGGCTGCTACAGCCATCAACACACCTGCGTCAGAACGGAGCACCTTAGTGCCGTACAACATGTCAGAAGTGAACAGAGTTGCCAAGAACTCTTGCTTGTATTGAGTTTGTGAACGGACAGACATTTGCTCGACCATCACAGCCCAATCCTTGTGAGCCAACAAAGCACCCTTCACGCCTGTTTCCAGTGTGGGGCAGTTGCTAGACACAACGACAGGGATACCATACAAGTTACCCACTTCGCCATTACGGATAGTGTTTTGACCACCGATCTCACCAACGAATGCTTGCTCAGTGTAACGGGCTTGACCGTTCAACTGGTTACGCAATGAAGGAGGAACAACGAACACACGACCGTCCATTGGGTTGTCAGTGTCATCCAAATACTGGATAGCACGGCGGAAACCGATGTCATTGAATGCACCGATGTCACCAGTGCCGTCAGCGTCATAGGCTTCCAATGCACCTGTAGAGGTGTTGAATTGGAATGAACGGTTGTGGACATAGTTAGAACCACCGCCGTTGCCCAAGCTCTTGGTCAAGTCCCACAAAGCATTGTCAACATCCAAAGCCATAGCGTAGCCAGCATCGTCAGTGTAGTGACGGCGCAGGGTTGGCAAAGCTTGGGTCTCAACGATGTCTTCGATAAGGTAGGACACTTCTTTGTGCTGGTTCAACAACACAACGATTTCTGATTGGCTCAGGTTTTGCAAAGTGACAGCTGTGTTCTCAGCTTTAGCCACAGCAGCGAGGCCACGGCTAGGAGCTGGAATGTGCAGAGAGTCACCCTTCTTACCTTTGAAGCTCATCTTGCGAACGAACTGGCTCAACACCATATTCTTTTTGTAAGCAGCGATGATCTCATCAGACCAGAGTTCGGGGGTAAAGTTTGTGCCTTCGGTTAGACCGACTGCGCCGCCTTGTGCGGGATAAATAGAGGTTGCCATTTTAAAAGTCTTTCATAAAGTTATTAGATTACACGTTTCTCTTGGTACGCCAACATGATTTCAGGCTGGAGTGCCATGTAACGCTCTGGATCATTTTGCATGAGTGCCATAATGTCAGCACGTCGATACTTCTTTTTACTCGATGCCTCACCAGTTCCTCTTGCAGAACCAGTTGAGCCTTGCTTCACTTGTCTAGCTCTCTCTTCTTTTTGCATCACAGCTTCACGACTCACCATCTGCTTACGTTCCTTCCATGTAGAAAGGAGTTCATCAGCAGCATCAAAGTCATAACGCTGATCAGCACGTGATAATAGTTCGCTTCTCACTTTGCTCTTTGCAACCCACTCAGAAAATCCTTCATCATTCAAGACCGCTTGATAGTCTGGGTGTGCTGCTTGCAACTGCTGCAAAGCTGCTTGCCTTGCGAGTTGTGCGTTAAGTGTTTCAGCTTCCTTTATCTTTGGATGCTTAGCAACAGCTTGTTCAATTGCTCGTTGAGGGTCAGAGAAAAAATCAATCTCTTCGTCCTGCGGGGCTTGTTTTGTGACGGATTGAGTTTTAACAAAATCGTCTACGATACGTCTAAGTTCTCCTACTTCCTTACTATGTCTGCCCATCAGCTTCTCAGCTTCTTGGTGCATCCTAATAATCTCAGCAGGGGTCTTACCCTTATATCGTTCAGGAATTTCTTCCTCTTGTGGTTGGTTGTCAACTACAGCTTCATCAGCTGCTTGTTGGTCTTCTACAATGTTAGAAACTTCCTCAGTCGAGTTGTCTAAACTTTCGTCAATAAATTGTGCCATATAGTCTCCGTGCTTAATAGCATTATGGAAAAATTCTAAAGAAGGCTTAACATAGTTAAGCGTTCCGCTTCTTTTCTATCGCCATCTTTTCTCTTCTTACGAGTTCCCATTTTCTGTGCGCCCCGGGGAAATCGCCTGTGCAGCCTTCCAGCTTTACAGAGGGAGTTGAAAGTTGTCTAGTTGATAGAAGGCCACATTCAGGACAAGTTATTTCCTCTTCCATGCTTGAGGTAAAATGTTCTGTGATGTGACCCTTGGGACATGCATAATCAAACGTTCTGATCGCCATACGTAAACTCGTAGTGTTCTTCAATAAGAGCTTGGTAGCCGATAAGACGAGTGAGAAGCTCGACCTGTCCCTTTCTTTTCCAGAATTGTTCTGCATCTTTAATAGAACTTACATCATGTAAACCTTTGAGGTTATCCTCTAAGTCTTCTTGATATAGTTTCCATCCATCTGATGCAAACAAACTGATAAGATTGTCGTAATATTCTCTGTCTGACATAACATTTCTCCTTATATGTGGATGTTATGTGGTTATTATACCACAAAAAACTTGAAATGTCAAGTCTTTTGTATTACTTTTTAATTCTCTTCAAGCTCAGGTGCTGGCTCAAGTGTCCATACTTGCTTCCATACACCATCAATAATTTGCGGCTCTTGCTCAACAGCAACCATACCGCTTTCTCTTGGCATAGGCGTAGGCAACACTAAAGGAATACCAGCGGCTTGTAATGCTTCAACATTTACGTTGGCTGGAATAGAACCATCTGCGTTTAGTAGGAATTGTTTTGGCATAGTGTCTCCTTAGAAGAACGTAATAACAGCAACATAACCATTACCACCATTGCCGCCAGCACCTGAATTAAAACCCGGTTTAGATGCGCCGCCACCACCGCCACCGCCTCCGGGATAACCTCCAGCGCCGCCTGTGCCGCCTGTTGCGTTGTTATGGTTGCTACCACCACCTCCACCGCCAGCACCCCCTAAAAAGGCTGCTGTTTGGTTTGCGCCTGTACCACCTGTTCCACCTCCTGATGTTCCAGCAGTTCCCCCGCCACCTCCTGTAGCAAGAGTTGTATTACTTAAAGCAGCCCCTCGACCTCCACTGCCTCCATTTAAAGAAGAAACGGGCGATAAAACTAAACCACCACCTCCACCGCCACCACCGGGGCCAATGGCTCCAGCGTTACCAGCACCCCCTGCCGCGCCACCACTATTATTGCCGCCGATACTAGTAAACCATGAAGGAGTAGTTGAACCTTGTGCCATTACCGCATTATTTGCCGCTCCAGCACCGCCTGCAACTCCACCACCTTGTGAGTTAGTTGTTCCGCTAGACCCTCCGTTACCGCCATAAGCGTTTACCCAACTACCAAAACTACTTCTTGTTCCTGCTCCACCTGTAGAGCCAGTTACTCCATCTGAAGTGCGGGCTGCATTACCAGTTCCACCAGAACCAATAGTAATAGTTTCAGTGCCTCCTAAAGAAACTCCCGGAAGCCACATTTCAATGCGACCGCCACCACCCGCCCCGCAACCACCAACGGCAGGGTTTGTATCTGAAACGGATTGACGATAACCTGAACCTCCACCGCCACCACCGCCAATGCAAACAACATAGACTAATTTAGCGCCCGAAGGTTTTGTCCATGTAGATGTGCCAGCCGTTTTAAATTCTTGAATATCAACACTACTGCCGCCGCCACCGCCAGCAATAGCAACAGAAATAGCATTTCCTACGGCTGTTGCTGTAACACCAGAGCCTGTAAAGTCAATGCTAGTAACAGCAGACGATAGTGTTGTACCTTCGTCTTTAACTGTCAATGGACTACCACCACCCGTTGCAGCGGCCCATTTAACGCCACTGGCTTGAGTGCTGTCAGCAGTTAAAACGTAATCATTAGTGCCTACAGGAAGACGTACATTATCTGTACCGTTGCTTACAATCAAATCACCTTTTGTTGTTGCAGGTGATAGGGCATCAAAAGCAGCAACAGCGGTTGTTTGCCCAGTACCGCCATTAGCGATAGCCACAGTTCCAGTAACATTAGAAGCTGTGCCAGTAGTGTTCTGGTTCCAAGTTGGTATAGTGCCTGTTAAACCACTGTAAGCCACGTTAGTTGCCGTAGCTGCATTACCTGTAATTGATATGCCCCAAGTACCTGATGTACCTGTACCCGTCAAAGGAGCATATGTAGATGCGGCTGTGGATGTACTTAAATAACCAGCAGAAGCATGATTACCCCATCCGTAAGCTGTATCCCAATTAGTCTGACTAGCTGTTGTAGGGATAGCATACCCTGAAGTCATTGACAACGCTAGAGTGCCTGATGTAGTCACAGGAGAACCTGTAACCGTCAATCCAGTAGGTGTAGTTAACGCTACGGAAGTAACAGTACCAGTATTCGATGTGTATCCTGACGGGTTAGACGCTGCGTAAGCACCTAAAGCAGTCAAAGCTGCTCCTGCTGTCGTAGCACCAGTGCCACCGTTAACGATAGCTACTGTGCCAGTTACGTTACTAGCTGTCCCTGTAGTGTTTTGATTTAACGTAGGAAAGTTTGTTAGAGAAGCAGCACTTCCGTTAGGAGCCAACACATCAGCACCAATTACCAGCCCTAAGTTAGTACGAGCACCGGAGGCCGTAGAAGCTCCTGTACCACCATCAGCCACTGCTAAGTCGGTAATACCTGTAATGGTTCCACCAGTGATGGATACAGCGTTTGCCTCTTGTTGAGCCATGCTTCCAAGAGTTCCATCAATACCTGTCAAAGTATTGATCTGAGCTTGCAAGTCTTCAATAGAAGAAACCAGAGGAGCTGTATCAGCTGTCTGTTTCAGCATTGCATACACTGAAGAAGCCTTGGCAGCAGCCAAGCTTCCTGCATCAATCTCTTCTCCAGTGGAAAGCTGTACAACTAAATGGTCATCGAGGTCAATCTTTACACTTGTAATGGAAACACCATCTACACCATTGTTTCCATCCTTGCCGTCTATGCCATCTTTGCCATTACGACCATCTACACCAGCTTCGCCTTTGTCTCCCTTGTCGCCTTTCTCTCCCTTGTCTCCCTTTTCTCCACTAGGGCCAACAAGAGTGGTGACAGCTTGAGCTAGTTCTAAAGCTTTAGCAGCAGCAAGACGGGCTACTTCATCACGCATTAGCTTTTCCTTTGTTCAAAGCTTCCATCAAAGCTGCATCACTTGTAGAATTCTTAGTGCTTTCACGCATTTGCTTCTCTACAATGGCTTCTTTGCTAGTAATTTCACGTTCTTTCAGCACCAGTTCAGCAAGTCTGGCTCTCTTTTCAAACTCTTTGTCACCCATATCGTCCTTTGGCAAGCTGCCTGACACAGCTTTGATACGATCTGTCTCAAGTTGTGTAGGAATAGCCTGTGCTTCTGTCTGATATTTGATGGCACGGCCTTGGCTCTCAGCTGCCTGAGCCTGTAACAGCTGCACTTGAGCCTGCACTGTAGCCATTTGCTGTTCCATCTGCTGTTGCTGAGCTTGTTGAGCTTGTGGATTGGGCTGGCTGAGCTGTTTAAGCTGAGCAATGAGGTCTTCTCTATTAGACAAAGACATATTATCCACAACTGCTTCCACCAACATGGGATACATGGGGCTATCTTGACCCAATGTCTGCAACAGCTGCACCAATTGTGTCACTTCATACTCACGTGCAATGACACCAAGAGAGCTGCTTGCTACAAACTTGAAGTCTTGAGCAGGGAAATTGTCTGGATCATATTGCATGTAGCGGTAGGCACTCTTCTCAATGAGAGGAATGAGGAAACAGTCTTGGAAATTAATCAATGTGCGCTTGTGACGCTTGATGATGGCTCCAAGAGACATGCTAACAGCGCCAGCAGCAGCTTCACCATTGATAACACCAGACATACCACCAGCATCTACAGCACCTGTAGCCATCTGTACCATCTTCTGGAGCTGCTCAGCCTGAACAAATGTAATCTGATCAATGCTACCAAACTTAAAGGGCATCAACACTTCATTAGGGTTGCCATTGGTTAGAATGTTCTTACCGGGTCTCACCTCCAGCTTAGCGCCTCTAGGCATACGTGTAGCGTCCATAGCCATCATTGGATGGACAGTCATAGCCAAGGCATCAATACGAGCACGAAGCTCTGCATCAAGGGCCTTCTGGCTGTTATAGCCCTTCTCACAGATGCCACGGCCCCAGAAGCGTCCGGGAACTACATCCCAAGGGAAGGCAACCAGAGGACGGTCTTGCATCATATAAGGGTTGGCTTCAACCTTTAACAACACACCACCGTTAGCCACAATGACAATGGCTTCTGTATACTCAGGCTCTTTCTCATCTTCTGCTTTGTCATCGGCTGGTTCTTCATAGTCTTCACCAGACATAGCTTCTTTAAACAAATCAGTGGGAACCAAGCCATAATACTTGGTGAGTCTCACCTTGTCTTCTGTGTACAGGGTGAGGTCTTGGTCAGGCTCTAAGTCTTGATCAGGAGCTGCTTGTTCAATGTCAACGTCAAGATAGATGCCCTTCTCAATGTTCTGTTCCACTTGATGCTTAGGAACAAACTCATCAACAGCTACACCTAATGCCTCTTCAATGGTGGAGGATGCGGGGTCAATGAGGAAGTTCTGTGGCAGCACTGGCCTCCACTTAACCACTGTGCGTTGCTTCTGCATAACACCAACAGCCTGCATAGCGCCATCCAGCACTGGTTGTGTAGCAGGGACAAGCTCTGTCACTTCATCCAACACCAGCTCCATACAACCTGTACCATACACGGCAGCGTTTAACAAGGCTTCAGCAATTTGTCTACGTCCCTTGTTAAACTTAAACTCTTCTTCTAAGCATTGACGCATGTAGGCAACATCACTGTTGTCCTTGTCTCTGTGGTCATCCTTAATATCAAACCACTTGCCACGACCAAACGTAGCTTCTTCTACTTCTGCAACGCTGCTCTCAACAGCTTGCTGCAAGGCAGGAGCAATGAGCTTACTACGCTCACTGTCACGTGTCTTATCCTGCGAGTCCCATTGACCACGCCATAGACGATAGTATTCCTCATGCTTAGGTGCATAGTTGCTAATGTAATGATCACGCCACTTATCGGCTTTCTCAATAACCCAACTAGCAAGTTTGTTATGTTGTTGTGTGTTTTCTTCCATGCTTTTCCTTTAGTAGCCAGCCCAGCTGTCAATTGGTTCATATTCATCTTGTTCTTCCCATTCAGACACATAGGCCTGCTTAGAAAGCTGTTCAATGTAGGAGAGAGAGTCAATCAAATCATCATGCACCATTGCATTGGGAAACTGAAATAGCTGATCCAAGAAGGTAGCATTCCATTCCCCTTTGTTAAGGACAATCTGTCCATGTTCAAAACGTCCTTGTAAGGCCCAAACAATACGATCACTCTTCTTCTTGTTTCCGTGTGTAAGCTCTTCAATTCTAAAGAAGGTTTGATTCTTACGCATGATGTCTGTTAGGTAGGGCATGACAGCTTGCTTAGCAATACCACGCTCAATGCCTACAGCCATAGGCTCATACTTCTTAACAGCTTGGAACAGCTTACGTGCTGTCTCTTCTACTGTCCATCTGCCGTGAATGATGTCTTTCACCCACCAACCCTGTTCGTTTGTTTTAACAATGGCAAAGGAGCTATCATCAAGCTTCTTACTCTTGCTGCTCTTGCTCTCGTCTGCAAAGCCAGCCAAGTCACAAGCGATGTAATAATCTCCATCCTTTGGCTCTTCCTCATCAAACTTAATCCATTCATCCTTAAACAAGTTACCACCCTGTGCTTCAAAGGAGGCCATGAATTCTTGTCTAAACGCAAAGCTAGACATGCTCTTCTTGGCTGCTTCAATTTCATTAGGGTCTAGAATGGGGTTGTCATACGAGGTGAAGTGCCATCCCTTGAAGGTTGGGTCTTCTCCCTTGCAAGCCTGTTGATAGAGGTCATAGAAATGGTTACGTCCCATAGGTGTTCCAATGAACAAGGCACAGCCCTTCTGGTCAGCCAAAGCAGGACGTAAGATTTGTTCCCACACCTCTGGCTTCATGTCTGCATATTCATCCATCACCAAATACTTTAACGACACACCACGCATAGTCTCTGGTCTATCAGCACCCTTAAGACTGATTGTAGCCCCGTTAACAAGCTTTATCTGGAGGTTGTTGATGTGACTACCACTGATGACAGTGTGTCCAACTTCCAGCAGTGTCTGCCACATAATGTCTCTTGCTTGTCCTTGTGTTGGAGCAACATAAAACACATGTCCCTTATTTGCCTGCAACGCATTGAAGATGAGCAAGTAGGCGGCAAGACGGCTCTTCCCTGTTCTTCGTCCAGCTGCAACAACTTTGAAACGTGTCTTGTCATTCCATACTTCTTGCTGCCAAGGCAATAGTTCAATCTTTAGTTCACTCAAAGACATTCCTTAAGAAGTTTCTACCACTCTGTAATGGGTTTGACCACCAAGGCTGCTCAGGGGCTGCTTGTACAGGCTGTGCTTGTTCTTGTTTAACAGGGGCTAAACGTTCACTGATGTAGTTGTAATAACGTGATGGAACCACCTTGTTAGCGTCCATGATTGGCTCACCAGCCAAGCTCTTCTTATAGCCCTTCAGTCCTACTAGGTGCATACCAGCTAAGTGTCCTGCCACCTCATGTGGCTGCATCTCTGGATTGATAACACCTGTCTTCAAGGCTCTGTCATAATTGGTCTCTAACATTCTAACAGCAGCTACATCTTGTAGAGAAGGGTCTTTGATGAAGGAATTATAATCACCAATCAACCAGTTGTTAGTGTTCTTCAAACCCTTGTTAGTTGTTCCGGGCTTCACCCAGCCAATGTCAGCTAGAGCCTTCGCTCCCATTTGATAACGACCAAGATAGCCAAGCTTATTAACAGCAGCATAGTCTCCCTTACCCCTGCTCTCCAATTCACTCAAAGTGTTCAGATAGTCACCGGGACGGAAAGGCAGCTTTGTTTCAATGTTCTCTAAAACTGACATCTTCTACATCCTCTTGTTCTTGTCCTATGATGGTGGTCTCTCCACCAACACCAGTGATAGTGATGGAGACAGCAGGTCTACCTCCACCATCTTTGTCTTTCTCGAAATGGCTGATTGGTAACAACCGTTCCATAAGCAGCTTCCATGCAGCACTCTGGTTCTTATGCTCATCATCCAGAGCAGCATCATAAATCTTCTCTAACACCAGCTTGCTCTTAGGGGAGGCTAACATCCTTGCCCTATATTCAGCAATGACAGAGGCTTCACCCTTGGGTCTACCTAATGTCCCCGGCTTCTTCTTCTCAACAATCTCACCCTTACGGGGACGGCCTCTGCCTCTTCGTTTAATTTCTTCTGTCATCTTTATCCTTGGTGGAGACGATGTTTATTAACAATAACATAACATATAGCTATTCAGGACAGCTTCTATGTGAACATACATAGACATTCAGGCAAGCTTCTGAGCGAGTCAGACAGTCCAGCTTCCTAAGTTACTTCTAAGTCTACATATTTAGTAATTTATTATAATAATTAACTATCTATGTCTATGTATGTCATCCTTAGTTCCTTACATAGTTTCTATTATAGCATACTTTAATGCATTTGTCAAGTACTTTATGCATACATTTAACCTGTCCCCAATTGTTTCTAAGTTATCCACAGAAATACTAATGTTATCAACAAGTTATCCACAGGCTAGGAGTATTTATATTGCTTTCTTTTTTGGTACTTTTTTGTATCTAAGAGGGTTCCGCTATATCTTGGTAGCATTTTACCCCTCCCCCGGTAGTACTTTTTAGCTACCCTTGCTTCTGGAAGTAATACCTACGTAGTACTGTATGCGTGTACATGAAAAGTACCCTCTAGAAGTAACCCCAAAGCATTACACCACATGCCCAAAGAGTCTACCTAAGCTCTCAGGGAAAACACCTAGAGGCATACCAAAGCATTACATGTAAGCAAACCTGCACCATTATGGTGAATGTGCGAGAAGCTGGCACCAAAGCTGTGCATAGGGCAAGAAACGTGCCAACAAATGCACCAGAATGGACGTTGTTAATATACAACAGACTAGTAGGAAAGCATTACTAGTGTCAGCAGCATAGCCTATAAGTACTACATGCCAACTAAGAATGTAACCCTTAAATGCTACAAAATCAAGGCTGGCATGGATGCTGCTATATATAAGGGGAGGGGATAGGAATAAAAGCCCTATCCCTTGAAGGGTTATAGCAGTGCATAGGTTGACAAACCGAAACAATGCTATAATTCACACCAGAGCAAGCGACATAGGGTTACTTGCAAGTTACCAAGAAAAGGAAACGAAACATGACGAAAAAGACAAAAGAACCGATCACCCCCAGAAGCATAGGGGCGGCGTTCGCAAGTGAGCAAGCCAACGTCAACGGGCAACTGTTGCAAACCCTGAAACAAGCGGTGGCCGCTTACACAATCGACCATGTGGCAGAATACGCCGAGATGATAGAAGGGTACGGCGAGCAAGCGAAGGGCCTTTACAATGCGAACACGGCGAAGGTCAGAAAATCAGAATTTAAGAAGGTGATTGATCACGCAAGCAAGCAAGAGACACGGCAAACCCTGTTTAATATCATAGACACCTACGAAAGTGTCCAAAGCTTAGTGAAGGACTTGAGGGCATTGGAAAACGGGTCAAAAGTGATCGATGCCGAAGGGAAGGTAGCGAAAGCCGAAAAGCCCGAAAGTGAGAAAAGCGAAACGGAGGAAACCGAAACGGTGACAATCGAAACCGGTATGTCACAACCCAGCATGATCGAAGCCCTAGAATTGATTATGCAAAGTGCATACGATGCGGGCTACTTGAAAGCGGCGGACTTGCTCCAACAGGCCATGGCCTCGATTGGTAAGGGCGAGAAGTGATCGGGCAAGGGAGGGGTTGACAGCCCTTCCCAGCCTGAGCTACACTGGGTTTCCAGCTGGAAGCATGTTGTCAAGCATGTTTCTTCGTGGTAACTTGTTAGTAACTTTTTGGAGATTTTAAAATGTTTGATTTTGTCAAGAGTTTTTTTGTAGCCCGTAAACACACACAAAATACCATCGGTAGGTTTGTAACTGTCTATGCCGCTGGTGTCCCACACAATGGGAAGATTGTTTCAGCTGGGTTTTTCCGTGTAGGTGTCAAACTTGCAAAGTGTGGAGAAATTGTGTACATCAAGCCCACATTGGTTGCCCGTGTACATCGTGACAAGAAACGTCTTGTTACACGTAAGCAGCCAGATGCCCTTGCAATTTGATAGAGAACGGCAATGAATGATAAGTCTTTTACCATTTGTTGCCTGCTCATCATGGCAGGTGTTTTGTTAATGATATTTTTGGAGAACGCATAATGCTGTCCCGTACATCTAAGCTTGGTTGTTACAGCTGGAGCTTACAAGCCATAGACAAATGCCCTGCATCCGTTGGTGCAGATGGGCAGCTTGTTGAGGTTTGTAAGGGTTGTTATGCCACCCAAGGTTTCTATCACATGAAGCCTGCCATTGCCCTTCGTGAGCGTAATGACAAGGAATGGCGGGAGGACACATGGGTGTCAGACATGGTGGAGGCTTTGCGTAAGCAGACACACTTCAGATGGTTTGACTCAGGCGACATGTACAACGAGACATTGGCTTGGAAAATCCATGCTGTTTGTGAAGCCACCCCTTGGTGTAAGCATTGGTTGCCCACACGTATGCACAAGTTCACTAAGTTTTCTAGGGTGATTGATGCCCTCAATGACCTAGACAATGTTGTTGTTAGGTTTTCTAGTGACAACGTAGGTCAGCACATAGATGGTTTGTATGTGTCCCTTGTTGTTGATGCATACAAGCATGTAGACAAGACACACGTATGTCCTTCCAGCCTGCAAGATGGTAAGTGCCTCACATGCAGGGCTTGTTGGAGCAAGGATGTTCAGAGCGTTGCCTATGTTGCACACAGCAAGAAGATGGGCAAAATTATTCGTATGAAGGTGGAGAGCTGACATGACAAAGGTTTTAGTAGATGCTGAGGCATTGAAACGTGTTTTGAATTACATGCTGGATGATGAACACACAGACTATCTTGAGTGCAAAGAGATTTGGGAGTGGGACTATGAACAACTCAAGCACCACATTTATATGTCACTTGAACGTCTTGAGATTGACTTTTTGAAAGGTGAGCAAAATGAAACTACCGTTTGACTGCACAATCATGGACAGTGAGCCTGTCGAAGTACGTAACCCGTTTTCTGGTGACAGCTGTATGCTTACGCCTGAAGCTGTGGCTGTCTATGACGTTGTTATGGGAGCCAATTTGATTGGTGATTACAAGACAGTGCGTAAGGGCCTTGATTGGTTTCGTAAGCACTATGCCCGTGAGTACATGATTTTATTGGACTGATTATGATTGTTTACATTCTTTGGTCAAGTGATAGTGAGAATCCTCACATTGAGGAAATCTTTGCTAACAAGATTGATGCAGAAACCTTGATGCGTAATTGTAAAGAGTATGATAAAAATCATGGTCGTTCATACATCTATTGGATTCAATCAAGAGAGGTTCATCTATGAAAGTGTTTGTATATTTCAATTTGCATAAGCACTGCTTCAGTGTCAAAG